CTCACAAAAACTAAACACTCAATAGGAGCATTAAGAACTGATGAGGTTTGTGCATTTAAAACACGAATTGTTATAACACCATTGTCAATACCATAAGAAGAAGTTCTTGGTGTAGTACCAAAAGTATTGGATTGACCTTGAATAGGACAACTTAAAAATGAAGTTGGTTGAGTATATGGTACTATAAACTCAACATCAGTTTCTTGCGTAATATCAACTATCTTATTATAGATTTGAGTGGTTGAATCAGCAATACCTGATACATCACCTCTAGGATCCCAGGAAATTCGAACACGACCTCTATGATACTTCGTACATAAGAATTTAAATCGATATATCATATCTCCTCTCCAATAAGAGAATAATTGTTGAATCATCCAACCAGGAGTTCCTTGTACATTAAGTACACTTGAAACAGTTGAACCTTGAGTATATCCTGGTCGAACAGTAGCATTGAATAAAAGGAAATCAGTGCTATCTGTAGATTCCCAAGTGAATTCACTTAAAAATGATTCTTTTGTAGCAATCTTGTTGATAAGCATATCATCCCCCAAATCAACGCCATCGACTCTGGGATCAATTGTGAGTTCATTTTTGGGATCCAATGTCAATTTTTCACATGGTACACCAATTTGAGTAGTGGCCATCTGTGGTAATGGTTGAGGTTTGAAAGAATGCACATTTTCTATAACTGGAACATTAGTAAAACCAAATAGTTTTGCTACATCCGCTATAGTAGAAGCCGTCATGGAAGTGGCAGTAGCAAATGGACCAATATAAGGAAAATTTCCTAAAATATTTGCATATTTGGCAACAGCAGAAGCAGGAGCAGAAATAGCTCCTTTGCCTTCATACTCATCATCAACTTGTTCAGTTGATTGAATAGCCAATGTTAATGTAGGTCCCGCTAACTCAAGTTCTTCGGCCCAAGCATAAACCTGAATGTCAACTACCCCTCCGGAAACACTATTAGCGTTCTGTAAGGGAGCAAACATACTATCCATATTAATAGTTCCCATATTTTCTAAATCTTCTGCTAAAGTGGCATCAAACCAATTTTTGAAATATAAGAAAGGGAGAACCATTTCAGATCCTTCAGAATTTTGAGGATATAGGAAAGTTTTGGGTCTTTGACTTCTACCCATAATAGTCAACAATTCTAGTCCAACCCCAGACACAACCGGAGCAGGATTGAAACTCGTACCAGTAAATAAATCAGATAATGGACGATATGAACACATTATGGCAGAATAATAAAATGGAGATGCGTTGATAACAAATTTAATGTGTAAATTACATCTTAAAAGATAATAATTATCAAGTTTCTTTTTAATAGTTGAATTACTAAAATAATCTAACCATGGGCTGAAACTTTCATTAAAAGAAGTACCTTCTGCCCAGGTATAAGATTGTATCAAAACAGGACGACTCAGAAAAGATCCCAATTCAACATTGTAAGATGTATCAATCTGACAATCTTTTATGGTTGTTGGTAAACTAAGAATTTGTTCGTCAACTCCACTCGAAAAAGTGACATTCTGTTGGGTTGATTCACTAGATTGATTTGAAGCATCAAGTATTTCTTTAGATTGTATAATACAATATTGAGAAAATTTCGAATCTCCACTCAAACAAGATGAATCAGAAATATCGTCTTGAGAAAGATGAATATAATCTTTATCACATAAAGCTG